TTAATAAAGTAGCAAATGCAATTTTACCTCTTTCTGTTTGTATAGAATCAACTTTAGAACATGTAGAAGTGGGTGGAGAAGAACTTGTTTGATTATCTACACCGTCCCACACCTGATTACATATCGGTAAACCATTTACAAAACCAGGTAAAAATACATTATAGTATTCTTGTTCTTGCTGTTTAACAACAACTTTATACGTATACCATCCTAATGGATTAGCTACTCCAACTTCGTCTACTTGTAATATAGCATTTGGTGATCCAAATACAGGACTTGCAATCGTTATTATTTCACCAACCTCATAATTTGCTCCACTTGTAGCAATAATAAAAGCCAATATTTCTCCTGAAACAGCATCTACTTCTGTAACTCTTATTGTAAGACCTGAACCATTAAGAGAAGAAAGTGTAGAATAAGTTTTATTTACTATAAAATCTTCACCCGGATCATTTACTGATAAAGTAACAACGTTTCCATCTTCTTTATAGATACCAGGTTTTCCTTGAGAAGGATTTATTTCTGTTGCTATTTCTTCACTAATATCTAATGTTAAATTTCTACCCAACCAATCAATAACAGGTTCATCTATTGCATCTCCAGCCGATCTATATGGAACATAAACTGTAGAACCTTTAAATTCTTCTACTTGATCTAAGGTAGATAAAATAACATCGGATTGTCTTCCATAATAATCAGCTAAAACAAACCCAACTTGATACGTTCTGTTTTGTTTAACATTACTGTAAGGATACTGAGTTGTATAGTCTGATGTTTGAGCATCTCTAGGTGACCAATTAGCTGTGTATTCTATAGACTCTGGAGGTGTCATACCTTGTAAATAGTTACCATAAACTATTCTATTTGATATTAACTCTTGACTTAAAGCTTTAATAGGTACTTTATCATAAACTCTTGTAGTTTGATCTTCTGGTAGTGTTTTATAAGGTTTATTAGATGTATAACTATATTTTAAATACAACTTTGTTGTTAAACCGTTAATATCATCATCGTATAGTATTGTTTCAATTTTATCTTCATTTTGTAAAGACAAATCTAAAGTATCTAAAACCTTTATACTTTCAGCATCAGACTCTTTATATAATATATCTATAGAGTTTATTTGAAATCTTTCTTGAATTTGTTGAATAATATTAGATTTAGTTGACGATGTTAAAGTAGGAAGAGGTATTTTTAACTCTATTGAATCTACATTGTTTTCAAACCATTCTAATATAGTACTAGTATAAGCATCTGTTTCGTCTTGATAATAGTTATATATTTCTGTTTTACCTGTTGATTGAAAAGTATTACTAGGAGCTTGTGTTAAAGTATTTGTTTGGCCTAAATTAAACTCTCCTTTTTGTTTAGGTATAAACATTATTTGACTAAATGGAGCTATTAAAGAATATTCATTTTCTACAAATCTAAATCTATAACTAAACCTTACAAATTTATCATCTAAATATTTAGTATCACCATCAAAAGAAGTATCATAGGTTTCATTATTTGCTATAGAAATAATATCACCAACTTGTAAAATAGCTGGCGCGCCATTTTGTACATCTTCACTTAAAGTTAGAGTGTATCTACTAAAATCAGGTTTTGATGGCGGAGTATTATCTCCGAGTATAAACTCTATATTTTTTATTCTTAAATTATCAGGTACAACACTACCACCAATATTAGTTACTATTCTAACTAAATCACCTATTCTAGGAAACCCTCCCATTTCCCAATCATCTATTAAAATTTGATCAGGATTTAAAGGATTAGCACCGTCCCATACTTCTGTAATTTCTTGTATAGAAAAATTAGGCTCATATTTATCAGCTCTATTTTCCATTGTAGTTCTAGAAAAATCAATAACAGCTCCATCAGGTAATGCGCCTGGTTGTATAGGAGGCCAAACTTTAAATTCAGTATTATTTACAACTTTTACTACTCTAACTGGTGGAATAGAATTTTGTATAATAGATGTTGTTGGTTCAGTTTTATCGTTTGCTGTTACAATATCTCCATATCTTATTTTATCATTACCTGCAGTTATAAATATTTCAGTATCAGATGAAGCTCCTTTAGGATTAGAAACTGTTACAGTTTGTCTTTCCATAGGTATTAAAGCTTCATAAGGATAATATCTTGCTACAGATATTTGACTTTCTCTAAAATAATAAGATGGTGAATTAAAAGCAGAAGTTACATTTATACGTCTTGGTTGATTAAAATCATCTGTCCAAAAAAGTAAGTCTTCTACTAAATTAGTTTGGTTAATAGGTTTTTGCCTACTAAAATTTAACCAGTAACCATCTACTATTATACTAGAAGTATTTGTATTTAAATCAAGTCTTTGAATATAACAATCATTAGTGTTGTCAGCTCTTTCTGAGGTTTGTGCTGGTAAAGGAAAATTAGTATTAAAAGTATATATTAAATTATTAATGTCATCTACATGCACTCCAATTATATTACTTAGAAGTCCTTTTACTGTAGAGCTTAATTCACTATTACCTAGTATATTTTCAAACTCACCAACAGTAGCTCCTTCTGATCTACTAATTAATAAATTAACAGCTGCTCGATATTCTCCTTGCGGTATTAATCTAGCGTCTATGTCTTGATTCATTCTACCCTGTAGAAAGGTATTTTTAATTTCTGCCATTTACTAACGTTTAATCCATTTAGATTTACCTCTCATTACCTGAGCTATTTCATCTAATTTAATATTTGATAATCTTATTTTAGCATTTCTTAATGCAGCGTATCTTTGTTTTTTATATTGCGGCGCAATTGCAACAGTGCTAGTTCTTGTAGATAATATAGAGTATAGCAAATGTTGATACATTGCTTCTTCTGCTAGCTTAGGTATTCTACTATCTAAATCATAAGCTAATCCATCTGAAATATATTCTATTATTACTAGTTGTCCTTTTAAATTACTTGAAAAAGATATTTTACCTTCACGCTCATTCATGTTAAACCAGCCATTAGTTTGAGCATATTGTGGTTCCATACCATATAATTCACCATAATTATAATACCAAAATCCTCCATAACCCCAGTCATATCCCCACCAATCAGCTCCTTGGTTAAATAAACTGTTATTAAAGTTTTGATTAAGTAAATTAGTATTAGCTCTTTTCCATCTTTCCTCTGTAAGTGAACTTCCTTCTGTATTTTCACCAAAGTTATCTTGAGTGGGTGTTCCAAGATTATCTTGTAAAGGCATTTCATAAGGTGAATCAGTTAAATTATTTGTAGGATATAATATATGTTGTACTCCTAAAGCATCTATCCTAGATATTCTAACATAATTAACATAATCTTGTGGTAGTGCTAAACTTAAATTATGTGGAACTGTTAACTCTTGAGATTTAATACTTTTTAATGTATCATAACTAAATTCTTGTAAACCTCTTTTAGTATGAAATATAACATCAGTTCTATCAACTCTAGGTATTATTTTATCTTGACCTACATAAGCAACCATAAAGTTGTTGACTAAATCTTTTACTGTTATATAAGCATAACCACCATAGTTTTGTTCTACGGTCATACCATAAGCATCTTTGTTACCGTAATTACCGCCTGTTATTGTTTTTAATTGACACACTAGTGTTTCCCCTTGGGCTAATGGTGCAGTTAATTTAACAATATTATTTTCAACTGTATATGGTAAAACATACTCTGTATAAGTTAAACCAGTTGGACTACTATAAAGTTTAAAATTATTTTTAGCATAATCTACATTAGCTGGATCATAGTCACCAAATACTAAACTAGTGTCAAATGTAAATGTAAAATCACTTTGACCAGCTGGATCAGATACTGTAAAGCCCTGCGCACCCGCGTAATATTGTTGATTAGTTTCGGTTATTAAACCACCATTTGGTTGTGCCATGTTTTATGATTTTGCGTTTTGTTCTTCTGTAGCTACCGCTTGGCCAGCTACTTGTATTATTGTAGGGTCGTTTATTATAACTCCAGCATATGCTAATACCCTCATTATAATATTTGTTTGTTCTGAAATAGCTAATTCAAAATCTACAGAAGCAGATGTTGGACCTACAGGTTGGAAAACAAACTGACCTAAACTTCCTACACCAAAAGCCCAATTAGGATCAGCAGGAGTTTTTACATATGAAAAAGTAACGTCTTCTTGTATATCAGTAGGATACACATAAAGTTTGTCTTCTTCATATAAATATATGGGAAAATGTTTAGTAGGCTGAGTTAACGGGGAAAGTAATATTTGTGTCAACTCATTTCTTTGAGAATATTGTGTAAGCTCTTGACCTTTATAAAAAACACTACCTACTCTATAAACATCTGTAGGTGTTAATTCAAAATAAGGTCCAACAAAAGTTGTTGCACCTGTTCTTTGAAAAAATTGTAATTTTTGCTGTATGTTTTTTATTCTATTAGCGTACTCAGTATCATTTTGTGGTACACGATATTGTTGATTCAAGTTTTCAAAGTATGCTTCAAATATATCTAATTGAACTTGAGCTGATACTTTATTAAACTCATCAGGTGTCATATATCCTCTCTGTTGTTGATTTAATATTAACAACACGGTTTTATATACAGTGTTTACGTTTACCATTATATTTTTATTGTTTAATATAGAGGCGGACGAATCCGCCCCTGATATTTATTATAGTCTTTTTTCAATAGACTTATACACTTCAACTCCTTCATCAGTTTTAAACCATGATGCTAAAGCTGAATATGGATTTTCATCAAATGGAACAGCCATTAATTTTCTGTCATTACTTCCCCAATGGAAAGATCTTTGATCAGAAGATAATTTAATGATATCAAGCTCAACAGCATTAATACCAAAATTTCTAAGCTGTACGTTATCATCTTTTGCAAGAGCTAAAAATAATTGAGGATTTTTCTTAGCAAGTAATAATAAATCTCTTTTTAATTCTTTAGATGATAAAGATGAAACTTTAGAACCAATTTCTACTCTAACTATAGCTTCTGCATGATCAATATCCATGTTTTTAGCAGCATTTAATGCTTCTATTTCAAACTCTATATCTTGTAATTGATCTTGAGCTACTCTTTGAGGGACATGCTCTTGATACTTTTTATCACGCATAGGGTGATATAAAGAAAGCAGTTGTTGTAAACCAATATTTTCTTTAGGTACAGATAATATTCCATCTCTAAAAATAATATGACCCATTGTTACTTCTCCTTTTTGTTCATCAACAAATGGTGAACTCATGTTTGTAGCATATCTCAATTCTCTTTGAGTATTTTTACTTGCATCAAACCAAAGTAAAGGATGTCTTCTCGTGTGTTTACTAGGTATAGTAAATGTAAGTGGTTCTTTATTTCCTTTTAATAGATAAGTTCTATCTTTTATTTCCCAGCTATTTTTTTTAACTGGTTTTTCTTTAACAGGAGCAGGAGCTGTTATAACTTCTTCAACCTGTTCTTCTTCTTTTTTCTTTTTTGCCATAATATAATATAATTAAATAGTTAAAAAGGTATATGGGCGCCGAAACGCCCTTACCTTATAATAGTTATACTCCTTGGAATAAAACAAAGTTATTAGCAGCTTGAGTTACTAAACATCTTTCTGAAAGGAAGTTTACTTCCATTGCATCAAGATCTGAAGTATATGCTCCACCTGCAGAACCTGTTAACCAAGACTTCATTCTTCTATCATCACTTTGTGAAGCTCTATATCTTACGTGTAAGAAAGGTCTTCTGATGTTAGTACCAAGAACTTGATCGTATACTGTAGTAGTACCAGCTGGTATTAATACACCTTCAATAGAAGCAGGACCAACCATACCACCACGCGTAGAAGCGTCGTTTAAGTATTTCCAGTCTGTTTTATAGAAGTCGTATGAACCTCTTCTGAAACCGCTAAAACCTAAGTTTAAAGCCATTTCTTCTGAATTTTCAAATAAACCAAAAGCAGTACCACCATTAGCACCTGAAGAAATGTTAGCTAACATATCATCAAATTCTAAAGCAGTCTCTCTATTTAAGAAAAGCATGTTCTCTTCAATAGCACCTTGAGTATCTAAGTTTCTAAGAATCTCGTCGAAATCTCCAATACCTGTAGCTGTAGAGAAACCAACTTGTACATTACCTCTATCTTGGATAGCAGCAAATAAACCTTGAGAACCAATAGCTCCTGATGCACCAGCAGCAACCGCAGAACCTCCTGCAGTTAATTCTGATTCAACGCACATCATTTCTAAATAGTCTTCAAATCTAAGTCTAGTTTCTGATTCAGCTTTTAGATACCATAAATATCCTCCTGTTCCATCTTCTGTAGCAACTTCTACCCAACCGATTTGAGCCATATCAGAACCATTAACAACATATTTGTTTCTAATAATGATAGGGTTATTTTGGAATTGAGTAAATGCAGGGTCAACACTAATGTATTGTCCGTTTGCAAGAGTTGAAGTAGCACCAGCTCCTGGTACAAAGTTAGGAGTAACTGATCCTTTTCCATATTCAGCACCGTAAACAAATACTTTTACATTACCTACTAAACCAGCACCTGCAATTGTAGCAGCAGTATAAGGTTCAACAGTAATAGTACCAGCACCTGGATCCGATATAGATACTAACGCTTTTACTTCAGCACCAAAGTCGTCCATAATTACTACAGTCGCTCTAGCAGAAATAACGTTGTTAATATCAGCAGCACCAGTAGGGTTAACGTTAATTACGTTACCAGCTACAGTACAGCCATCATATGCAATATGTAATCTATTTTGTTCAGACCAGATTACTTGGTCACTTGTCATAGGAAGTTCAGCACCAACCATTCTTAAGAATCCAGATAGAGTTCTGTTACCATATCTTTCAACTTCTTGTTCGTAGATTTCCGGTAAATACTGCTGTGCAAAATCCGCAAAGTTAGCAGCTCCAGCGTCTGTCCACTGTAAATAGTTAGACTGTAAAACCTCCTGTCTTTGTGATGGTACAATAGTACCAAATTGTGGGGTTAAAGCCATTTTTATTAATTTTAATTGTTAAAACTTCTCTTTTTAATTCTAAGTTTTGACGAATCCGTACCACTGACAGCTTTGACTTTAAAACCTTTTACAAATACATCCCCACCGGCAACTTGCCTCGGCGTATCTAGAGTTGGGTTTTTAGAGCCGTCCACAACTTGTTTAATGCCATCAGCTTTACCTTGCTCATAAAAATGAGTAGCAAGTTGATCTGCATTCATAGCTGTGTACATAGCTTTATGATAACCAGCTGTATCTACCATGTCTCCTCTATCATTTAAATAAGGATTTACAAAGTTATTGATATTAGACTGTTTATCAGCAACAGCGTTAGGATTTTTAACAGTATATCTAAATTTTTGGTCACCTACTTTAAAATCAAAACCTTTGAAATCTTCAGAAAACAATTTTTTAGTGTTGTCTTTAAATCTTTTATGCTGTTCTTCAACGACTTGTTGTTCGTCTTTATATCTATTGAAAAATTCCGTAGCCTTTTGCTGATCATCATTAACAATATTACGAGACTTAATAGAATCATAGTATTGTTGTTTTAATCTATCTAAATGATTACGAGCTTCTACAATAGCTTCTTTTTTAGCGAGTTGTTTTTTCATGATGTCTCGCTCTTCATCAACCTCCTCATCATAATCAAAACTATCTTCCAGCATGAAAGATACTTCATCATTATTAAGATGAGGTTTAGTGTTTTTATAGTATTCCCTTAGTAATGCATTTTCGTCTATATTAGTATAATCTCTATTTAATCTAACATAGTCTTCTAATGTTCCACCAGTTTCATTCATAAAATCAACTAGTTTATTTAAATTTTCAGGAACTTTTATTTCTTGTTCTACTTGTTTAACAGTTTGTTCTTCAACAGTTTCTTCAACACGCTCAATGGTTGACCCTTCTGTTTCATCTGTATTGATGACCCGTATTTGTTCTTCCACTTCTGGTAAATCTCCGGATGGTTTATCATCAGGAACTTCTTCTGTTTTTCGCTCTTGAACGGCATCTTCTTTAGTTTTTTCTGTTAAATCAACTTTTACAACTTCAGGTATAACTTCACCTTGAGCCTCTGGTTTTGTTAAATCAACCTTTACTGGCTCATCATTAGTTTTAGTTAAATCTTTAGTTTTTCTTTTAGGTTTAGACTTTATTTTAAAGTCACCTTCTTGTTTGACCTCTACGGCCGCTTTTTGTTCTGCCATAATAAAATATTATATAATTAATTATTAATTTAATGGAGCTTGACCTTGATTGTTTTCAAAGTCAATTGGCATTGTATCATTATTTCTTTGTGAAATCATTTTACTTTGCTGTGTACCTTCCATTTTAGTTCTTTTATCTTTTCTATCTTCAATAAAAGATTCTTTTTCTTTCATAGCTTCAACTCTCAGTTTTTCAATTTCCATGTCTAATTGATGCTTCATTTGCATTTTTTCCATATCTAATTGAGCCTGAGTTTGAATTCTTTGTATTTCCATTTGATTTTTAGCTTGCTCATACTGCACGTTAGATGCGGTTAAAGCTTGCTGTTTCTGCATCTCTGCTTGAGCTTGCCTCTCACTAGCTTCCGCGTTTGCGTTAGCTTGTGCTTGTATATTAGCTTGCTGAGCTTCTTGCATTTGTTTTTGCTTCTGCTTTCTCTTTTGCTTAAGCATTTGATTAGCAAGTTTTAAATTTTTAACTTGCCTAATATCAATAGCATCTTCTAAATCTATTCCACCTTGTTGAAGAGACATCTGTATGTTTTGTTCTAACATAGCTTTTTCTTCTTCTTCTGGTTCTAATTCTAGAAATATACCAAAATCATGTAGAGAAAGATTTTGTATTTCACTTAAAGTACCCACGTTATAAGTAGATATAGAATTTTTAAGAGAATTTAATGTTAAAGGATCTTGTAAAGAATCTGCAATTTTAAGAGAAATATTCTCACATGTTCTTAGAGTTAACCATAAACTAGCAGTTAAAATATGTCTTGTTGCGGTATTAGAAGCATTAGCAGCCATTTTTTGTAAACCTACTAATGTATCTTTTTCAGGCAAACTACCATCTCTAGCTTCATTTAACCCGGTCACATCTCTTATTAACTGTAAATAGTATTGATAAGTTTGTATTAAACTTTGTATTTTAGCTCCGCCACTACCAGTTTGTAATTCTTGTATAGGTACTTTACCAGGATTCATATCACCTTCTTGAGTTAAAGATCTACCTACAATACTACCAGTTTGGAAGTACATATTTAATGCTTCTGCTGGGTTATAATTGGTACCGTTACCTAAATCTACTTCCGCAAGTCCGTCCATATCTAAAAACACACCATCAGGAACCATTCTAGCAATAACTTGTTGTAACTTCAAATGAGTTATTTGAATCATATCAGCAAATCCTGTGACTCTACTTACTAAACTTTCAATTCTTCCTTTATACATTCTAGGCGCACATATAGTATAACTCATTTCTACTTTAGTAGTATCAGAAAAAGGTCTTGTCATGTTTTCAGACATTTTCCATTCTATAAGTTGATTGTTTCCTATAATTTTAGCTCCTTGATATAGTACTTCTATTTTTCTAGAAACAGTTTCAAAGTTATCATTTTCTGGTGGATTAAATTGATCGTCTTTTACTAATGCTTTTTGTAAACCTTGATCAGTTTGTTTTATTTTAAATACTTGAGTATTATAAGTTTTATATTCAAAAAATAATACTTGTACTGTATTAGGGTCGTAAGTTTGCCAACCATACATAGTTTGAGAACTATATCCTTGAGTTTCTTGTATTTTAGTTAACTCTGCTTCTGATAAACCTGGAAATCTTTTTGCAACTTCTGGAATAGTCATTGCTTTTACTTCACCTACATAATATATATCTTCAAAATTTGGATCTTCTGTATAAGAATATATTAAATAAGCTGGATCAACATAATCCACTGTTACTCCATTGGCTTTATTCCAACTAGTTTTTACTGCTCCTATACCTAATGTAACTAAATCTTGATTAAATCTTTTCTTAATATTATCAAATCTGTTTTTACTAAGCTCGTTATTTATAACTTCTTCTTCAGCTATTTCTATAGACTGCTTATAAGATAGTTGCATGTGCAAATCTAATTCTTCTTCTGATTCAGGAAGTTTTGTCTTATCAGTTTGATATTCATCTAGACCTAAAGTATTTTGTAAATTATCAAGATAAGGTTTAGCGGCCATATCTTGTAAAATAGCTGTAGCGTAATCAGTTCGTTTTTTTAAAGCAACTGGATCTTGAGCAAAAGCTTTTATTTCATAATCTTTATTAGATAGTCCATTAACAACAATATCTACAAACTTAGCTATAATAGGAACTGGCTTCCAGTCTAAATTAAGATATGATAAATCACCATTTATAGATAACTCATCTTTATATTTTTGAACTGGTTGTTCGCCTTTAGCATATAATCTTCTTTGATGAAACAAATTATAAGATAACGCAAAACGTGTACCGTTACCTCCTTGTCTCCACCATTCTGTTTCAATAGCTTGAGCAACTTTTCTACCGTATTCGGGAGTAGCTTTTTCCATATCAGGCACTGTCTGACTAGGAAAAGTACTAGAGTAGTTTGTTGTAATATTCATTTATTTAATTATTTTTGAAACTATACCGCTGTTGTTATATTTCTTTATACCTAACTCTATAGGTTCTCTTTTTCTTCTACTTACTGGTGCATATCTATTTTTATTACAAGCCATTAAAGCTAGTCCAGAACTAATAGATGCATCATGAGTAGTTCTATTATTTATATCAAATTTAGCCCAATCTTCTAATGTTCTTTGAAAATATATATCTCCATAAGAATCTCCATTAAAACCAACCATAGTTTCTATATAAGACTCTATAGCCGCAGCGTGAGCTTGTTTTATATCTTCACTTGAATTAGGTATTCCACCTATTTCTTTTTCAGTAACAGATAATTTATTCCAAAATTTATCTGGTCTATTCATAGCAAAACCTCTATATCCTCTTCTTTTAAAATGATATAAAAGTCTTGGTTTATTGTTTTCTGCTAGTATTGGCATTCCATAAAACACACACGCCATTAAAACATCTTCAAAAAATATTTCAGCT